CCAATGAAAAAACATGTCAAAATATACATGGATTTCTTTGGGTACGGTGAGCAGGATTTCATACCGGATGAATTAGAAGGTACCAGAGCATCAGAAATACATCATATAGATGCCAGAGGAATGGGAGGGTCTAAAGGAAAAGATCACATAGATAATCTTATGGCATTAAGCAGAAAAAATCATGACAAATACGGAGACAAAAAACAATACAAACAGTGGCTATACCAAAAGCACCAGGATTTTATTAAAAGGCATGTCGAAAATAAGTCTTAATCAATGGTATGCTGGTAGTTTTTGGGCTAATAGAAAAAAAATAAAAGACGATTATTATTGGCTGATAAAAAGTCAATGCAAAAAAGTATTTCCTAAAGACAGAAAGTATGATGTTGAATATGAATTTGGATTTAAATCTCGTCCTTTGGATACCTCTAATACAATTGCCATGGTTAAGATGATTGAAGATGTTATATTTGAAAGTGATAGTTATAAAATCGTAAAAAATATAACCATGTCGAGCAACAAATCAGATACTAATTACGTTAAAATTACGATAAATGAATATTGATTTTGCTCTGTTCTTAAAATCCGGTTTAACTGTGCCTTTTTAGTTTACTCTTTTTGGGGGAGATTTTATGTCTCCCCTTTTTTTGTTTGACTAAAATTTATTATCTTTGGAGTATAAAAATTTTAAAGCTATGGAGACAAAAATAGGAATAGTAGGTAACAGAATTTTAACTCGCCCTTTAAAAGTAGCAACAAAACATGAGAAGAGCAAATCCAAAGTTATTGCTCCGGAAACGAGAAAAGAAGAATCAGCCCGCCAAGCTTATGATGATCATAAATTTCAGGCTCAGGTAGTGAAAGTGGGTCTTCGTTATAAGCTTCGGAACTTATTAATCCCAAAATCTCATAAGATTACTCCCGGTGATGTCGTTTATTATATTGGAGGTGATGGATTCCCTGTGATACAAGATGATATAGATTATCTTGTACTTGAGACAAAAAGAATCATAGGAATCAACCAGAAAGGCAGACAGGGATATGAGTTTATGAATTTCAAATCGTTGAAATAATGGAAGAAAGAACATACAATATAAATGTTTCTTTGGATGATTTCTACCGGAATTATCTTATTATAAACCGGCCATTAATTGACAGTATACTTACAAAGATTAATAAAAAAAAGACTCATATTACTGACAAACCTCTTCGTTTGTTAGAAAGATTACTTTATTATAACTTTGTAATTGCATATGAGAATCCTAAATTATCAAAACAAGAGAGATGGAAATTGATAATTGATTCCCAGAATAAAGATAAGATTGCAAAGGAAATAGGATTAACTGATAAAAAAAGAGTTAATACTTATCTGTCAAGATTAAGGAATTTGGGTGTATTAGATTCAGAAGGTATAGCCAAACCATTTGAAATATATCCGAAGGAACAGAAAATAACTTATAAAATAAGTATCAATGGCAAAGGCACAAGATAGAGTATTTGAAGAAATAATAGCTGATTTATCGGAAGAGTTTAAATTAAATAAACAAGCTGTAAGATTCATTATAATGGATTATTATAAACAAGTAAGAAAAACTCTTTCTTATGGAGATCCATATCAGCGTATTCCTTTAATAAGTGTAAGGGTACCTGGCCTAGGAGTTTTTAAAGTAAAAAATTGTCAACGTTCAAATAAACTATAATGTATAGTTTCTTTAAATTTAAAAATAGCAAGGATATAGAGCCTCATCCAGAAATACTTATGATTCCTGAATTTAAAAAAATTTGGGAGCGAGATAAAACTAATAATAAAGTTAAAGCAAAGAATGATTTTGCAATAATTTATTATGGCGGATATTTTAATTCTCCATACAATCGTTATGGAGATAATAAATGGAACAAAATTGGAGAAAGGTTTAAAAACGATAAGAATTGGAGACCTGAAAAAGATAAAGATGTTAAAGCCGCTTTAGATGCATATCAGGAGATGCAAAATACTCCATCGCTTCGCATTCTTCAATCTCTTCGTGATAGCTTGGAAACAAGTGATGCTGTTATCTCTCAGGTATCAAGGAACATAAGAACTATTGCACAACAACAGGAAGAAGAAGATGATAATACAAAATCTCTTCAGAATATGGAAAAGCTTTTTAAATATATTGAAAGGCTTTTAAAGATGCAGGGGAGTATACCTGAGAGCATTAACAGCTTAGTAGAACAAGAAAAGAAAGTATTCGAAGAATTATCTCAAAAAAAGGTAAGAGGAGGAGGCACAATAGGAAGCCGGGAAATTCCAAATCGCGATGGATAAGATACGAGTTGCTCAAAAATGGGAAAATGTTGATCCTAACATAAAAAATCCTGTTAAGAATACTAACCAGGATTATCTTAAATTCATTAATTCCTCCTATTTTAATGAAGAAGCCAGGAGGTTCATGGAGTATGGTTATTATACTGATGCGCCTCCTGGTTCACCTGACTATGAAGAGTATTGGGATGAACAAGAGCGAAGATGTTTTGAAGGATATTCAGTAGGAGGAGTAAGGATATCCGGTCGTCATTATTTCTTTCTTAATTTCGGTCAGATGAAAGCGCGACCATTTAATTATAAGACAGGTAAGTCATCCGCCAGAAAAATTATAACTTTTCCAAGATTTTTAGATCATCAGTATTATCATTTTAAAGAACTTGAAGATTGTTTTGGTGATGGTCCTTATGCCAGAGACCCGGAGCATGAAAAGAAGGGTATGATATGGGCAAAGGCAAGGCGTAAAGGGTCAACATATGAAATAGCCTCCGGAGTATTTGTTTACAATTATAATTTCTTACCAGGTTCAAACAACATTCTATCAGCTTATGAAAAAGAACACTACTCAACTACCTTAAAAGGAATTCATTTCACAGTAAACCATCTCAATAAAAATACAGCCTGGGCAAAAAGACGTCAGGCAAAAAATTCATGGGATAATTTCCGGGCATCATTTAAGTATCTTAACGAGAATGGTGTTGAAGTAGAAGATGGATACATGTCAGAAATCAAGGCATTAAGTTATAAGGATAATGCTTTAAAAGCTATAGGGGCAAGCGCGGATGTATTTGGTTTTGAAGAATCTGGTAAGTTTAATAACTTATTGGAAGCCTATGCATTTAATGAACCTTTATGGAGGGATGGTTCTGAAATGACCGGCATACCTCTTCTCTGGGGAACAGGTGGTTCTATGCAGTCAGGAACTATTCCATTTAATTACATGTTTTATAATCCTGAAAAATTTGGACTGAAAGCCTACAAAAATATATATGATGAAAATGCCACTGGCAATTGTGGATTTTTTATAGACAACATGTGGTATTATCCTGGTAAGATCAAGAAATGGGTTTATGTTTCCGGTAAATATAAAGAAAAAGAATATGATCTTGTAGATGCACAGGGAAATAGTTACCGGGATCTTGCGGAAGAAAAGCTTGATGAAAAACGGGAAGAGAAAAAGCATGGAGATAAGCAATTTTATTACAATTTTATTTCACAAGAGCCGAAAACTCCTAAAGAAGCTTTCACCAGGAGTACCGGCTCTCCGCTTCCCGTAAAAGAATTGATGGATCATGAAGCAAACCTAACCATTAACCCGAAAAGATGGATAGGAAAAGAATCTATAGGAGATTTAACTTATGATCCAGAATTAGGAAATTTTAAATTCAGCCCTAATGAAAATCTTATTCCAATAAGAAAATATCCTCTATCAAGTGAAGATTCTAAAGAGGGTGCTATTACTATATGGGAACATCCCCAAAAAACAGGAGACGGAACAATACCCTGGGGTGTATATATAGCAGGAATTGACCCATACTCTGATGATGGAAGTGAAACTACTTCTCTTGGTTCTATTATAATAATGAACAGACTAACCAATAGAATCGTTGCTGAGTATACAGGAAAGCCATCTTCTATATCCACTTTTTCAGAAAATTGCCGGAGACTTTTAATATATTATAATGCAACCGCTCTTTATGAGGCAAACAAAAAAGGTATATTTAATCATTTTGAAAAAAATAATTCATTGTATTTACTTGCTGATACCCCATATTATTTAAGAGATAAAGGACTTGTAAGTTACAGATCAGTAGGTAATGATACTAAAGGATTAAAAGTACAAACAAGAGAAGTTATATTGCACGGAATTAACCTTTATAAAGAATGGTTAACACAAGAAGCTCAGGAGAGTAAAGAGGATATGAAATTATTAAATCTTCATAGCATTAAATCTCATCCAATATTATTGGAGAGTATTTATTGGAATGCAGATGATCATTTTCAGAAAAAGGCTAACTTTGACAGGATGAGTGCTATGATACAGCTATTTATATTAAAAGAATCTATGGCTGTAATGCATATAGACGCTGAGGAAGAAAGACATGAAAGAGGAGAAAAGCTTCATAGATTTTTCAAGCGACAAGAATTATTCAAACAAAATATATTAAAAAATAATTAGCCATGTATAACCAAGTAGGAAAGAGAGTAGAAGCATTCCCTTCTCAGAAGATTCCACAAAGTCAGAAGGATGAGGATTGGCAAAGAAGATGTATAGATGCTGCAGTAACTATGGCTTCATATGACTTTACCAGGTTAGGTAAATCCTCAAGAGAAAAACAGATTAATTATGATATTGCTAATGGTGAAATAGATGAAAAAGATTTCGAGAATGCCTTTAATCCACAAGGATTGAAAGGTGTTAATTTTCCTGCAAAAGCACAGGATTATCCTATAGAAACACAATATTTCGGGGTTTTAAAAGGGGAAGAAATTAATCGTTCTTTCAACTGGAGAGTTCGAATGCTGAACCACGATGCCATATCAGACAGGGAAAGAGAACTTGAACAAGAGCTCAAGGAGATATGGATCGAACTTGTTAATGACAAGAATCTCACTGAAGATCAAATAAGGAAAAGACTTGAAAATTATCAGAAGTATGTAAATTATGAATACCAGGATTTAAGAGAGAAAGCTGCTGATAGAGTTTTGAGTTATGGATGGCATACCCAGAAAATGAAAAATAAATTTTCTGATGGATGGTATGACGTCCTTGTGAATGCCGAAGAACATTATGCAGTTGATGAGGTTATGAATGAACCGGAAATGACCAAGATTAATCCGGTAAATATAACTACACTTGGAAGTGGTGATAGTCCTTTTACTGAAGACTCAGATATGATCATCATAGATTACTGGCTTCCTGTCGGAAAGGTTGTAGACAGATTTCATGAAGAACTCACTAATCAGGAAATTGATGATCTTGAAAAAGGGTATTATAAACGATCCGGTGATAAGACTATGATGGGATTTCTTGACAGAGGAGAGGAGCAACAACTTCCGGATGCAACTCTTATTTTCCCGGATAGTAGTGATGTGAATGCTTACGGAGGATATTATGATGAGTATGGTAATGTAAGAGTTACTCATGTAATATGGACTTCTTTTATTGAAGTTAAAAAATTAACTTACCCTGATGAAGAAGGAGAAATGCAGGAGGCATATGTATCAGCACAATACAAAGAAGATAAAAGTAAAGGAGAAAAAGCAGAGCGTCAATGGCTACGTCAATACTGGCATGGATATTTAATTGGCAATGATATGTATAAGAAAGTAGAACCACTTCCGAGGATTGGAGAACAAATGAATAATCCATCCATATGTAAACCTCCGGTGGTTGGTACCGTTTATACAAATAATAACCAAAAACCTGTAAGCTTGCTGGACCGAGCTAAACCTTACAAATATCTTTATGATATATATATGAGACGATCAGAGTTGGCATCAGCAAGAGACAAAGGTGTACTAGCTGAGATGGATTTTGCTACTATACCGGAGGATTGGGAGCCTGATGTATGGATGATGTATGCAGAACTTTATGGTTTTTATGCCACAGACTCCTTTAAAACAGCCAATAAAGGACCGGCACAGGGTAAAGTAGCAGGTCAGGTTACTCAAAGACAAAGTGGTGTAATGGATCTGACCAATGCAGAAAGTATCAAGACTAACTTGGAAATGGCCAGGTATGTAAAACAAGAAATGTCAGAAGTATTAGGTGTTCCTCCTCAAAGGCTTGGTGCCATGGAAGAGCGAGAGACTAAAGGTGGTATTGAAATGAGTATTGAAAAATCAGCACATATAACAGAAGAATGGTTTTATATTCATGATGATACTAAGTTGCGCGCTCTTGAATTATATCTTGAAACAGCGAAATATGCATGGCAGGATTATACAGAGGACGATCCCAAAGTTCTTGATTTTATAGATGATAAGCTTATAAGAAACATTTATAAATTAGATGGTGCCAATTTTGCCATGAATCAATACGGATTATATATAGACCAGGGATATAATACTGAGAATCTTCTGCAGAAAATTACACAATGGGGCCTTGCTGCTATGCAGAATGATAAGATTTCTCTTTCTGCTCTTATTGATGCTGAACGCGATCATGATGTTGTTGGTAAGATCAGGAAACTTGAACGTGCAGAACAACAAGCTCAAGAAAGAGAAATGGATATGATCCGCGCACAACAAGAACTTAAAGCCAGAGAAACTAGGCTTAAAGAACTTGAATTGAAGCTTGAGGATAAACACAAACAGCAAGAACTTCAGATGCAGAAATATGAAGCTGATCTCGAAGCCAGTAAAGGAATGATGGATTTGGACAAGGATGGCCTGAGAGACTCAACAGAGCTTCAAAGAGAAAAGCTTCAGCAGGAATATGAAACTCAACGTTTGAGAACTGAACTTGAGTTCAAGGAAAGGATGCAGAAAGAAGAGAATGAGATTAAGCGTAGAGAACTTGAACAAGAGAGAGATCTTAAATTGAGAGAGCTTAAACAGGAATATGCACAGCAAGCAGCAGGGCAGGAAGAGTAAAGTAAAGGCACCTTATTTGGTGCCTTTTTTTAATGCCTTTTTAAAATATTCCCAAAATTCTTCATTAGAAAGCTCTTGTCTATACCAAAACAAATTAGCTGGCAAGAATTCTATTGTAAATCCATTACCTGTATACTGCATGAATTTTATTTGTCCTGGTAATTCATACAGACATTTTTCATCTTCTGCTAATTCAATCAAGCATTCAAAACAAATAACTCCTGTTTGCCAATTTTCAGGTACCACTTTTTTCCAGAATTCATCAGTCACATTATAATCCCAAAGAGGAAGTTTTCCACATTTACTACATTCTAATGATAAACCATCTGAAACACCGGGAGGCCAATTAGCTTTATTTATTCTGAAATATCTCATAATTTACTCTTACGTTTTTTTATTGTATTGCAATTAAAACATGTATGTTTATATTTTTTGGCATTGGATAATCTTTTTGTCATCTTTATATATTATCATGATTCTTTAAATTTTCATTCTAATTTTTTTACAAAATATTCTGGGTGACTTTTCATTGCCTCGTCTAACATACTTGAACCAACTCCTTGCTTTAGGTATGCTTTAAGATATATGAACTGAATAATAGAAGGTGCATTCAGTAATTCTTCAACTGTTATATCTTTTAGTCCCATAATTTCTCCTGTATTTTATAGTTTGTTTTCTTTTACGTTTTTTATCATATTTAAATTATACATCTGTCCATCTTATATTTTCCCAATACGAATTAATTCCATCATCTACAAATTCTTGTTCTATTTCAACAGTTGTCATCCAACGAGTAATAGGTATCTTACCAAGATCATAATCAGATTCAGGTAAACATTCTGGCCACCATTGAAAACGTTTTATAGTTCTTTTATCTCCATTTTTTGGGCAATCATTTTTTTTAGATTTTTCCCCTAAAATATCTCTTTCTGCGTTGTTCGCATTAGCATAAGTTATATCTTTTGAACACGAACACAATGCTATATATGGCGAATTTATCCTTCCACATCGAGGACATTCCCATCCCATATTAGGATTATTTTTGGTGTATTTTCCATTTTTTATCATGATATTAACTATTCAATGATTTACCAATAAAATCTACAATTAAAAAAAATAATAATATAGGCCATAGGGCAGCAATAATTGCACCAACTATAAAACCGGCAATTATAAATCCACCTATAGCCATTCCAACTACATCACCAGGATTTTTTTCTTTATATTTACCTTTAATCATGCGTATAAGTCTTGCATACCAGTATATTCCAAATAATACTATAGAGCATGAAATAAACCAAAACATATATAATGTTCCGTTATCCACTACTCCAAAAAAATCATAAATTTCTTTCATGTTTTTTATTATTAATTAACAACTACATAAACTTATATTGGGAAAAATTAAACATGTAATAGTCATTCCAATTGCATCAAGAATCAATGCAAAAAGAAAAGTAGGGCCAACCTCGTCATCGTCATAACCTTTCACACCCCGAACGATTGTTATAATAATTACTATAAGTGTTATCATGATATCCCAATTTTTTTCATTAACCATTTAAGTTCGGATTTGTTATAAAGTTTTCCTTGGAATATATGCCACCATGTTGTTGGATTGTTTAATATAATTATAATACCGAA